GTCTCCTCGGTCACTTCGACCTCGGCAGGCTCCACCGCTTCCGGCTCAACGGCCGGCTCGGCATTGCCGTGCAGATTGGCGAAGCGAACGGCGCGGACCTCGTCGGTCTGAAGCTTTTTGATGCGACGCTTGTAGTTCGCAGTCGCTTCCTTGGCGCGGAAGCCTTTCGATCCAAACATGAATTTCTCCAGAGTCACAAAAAACCCTCCCCAGCTTCGAGAGCCAGGGAGGGTCCTGTGTTTCAGCTCACCGTCTGAGGGTCAGACGATTAGGCCGCCAGCATGTGCTTGAAGGCGACGATGCGGACGATCTTGGGATCGTACACGCGCTGCCAGTTCGTCGCGGTGGCCAGCTCGCTGTTGGCCGGCGTGACGCCAGCCTGCGTTCCGCCCAGCCACTTCACGCCGCGCGGATGCATGACCCACTGCCGGCGGTTGACGATGTACTCCTGGCCCATGCCCTTCAGAGCCTGGCGCTCGACCTCCACCGGGACCTTCGGGGAGCGTTCGCCGTAGCCGATCGCGCCGGGGCCGAAGATGTAGGTGGTGAAGATGCGGGTCGCGCCCGCGCCGCTCACCGGCATGCCGTCGTCGACGATCACGGACTTGCCGAGATAGGTCGGGATGGTCAGCTTGCCCTGGCTGTCGGGGATGTAGTCGATCAGGTCGGCCTTCACCATCGCCTTCAGGGTCAGCGAGTGGACGGCGACACCGGTCAGACCACCCTGCTCGTCGCCGAGCAAGAAGGCCGAGTCGATGAACGAGTCGGCGTCGAAGTACTGAGCACCACCGGTCAGCGCGGAGATGTCGTTGACGTTCGCCGCCATGCTGGCCGCGCCCATCGCGCCCGCGAGGGCCGAGAGCAGAGCGGTCTGCATGCGCTTGTTCCACCAGTCGGCGAAACGGTTGGCGATGGCGTCGATCGGGTCAGCACCCGACAGGTCGGCGGCGAGGTCGGTCGAACCGAACGCCTTACCGCGCAGAAGCTTCACGGCCACGTCCTGGCCGGTGGAGATCTTGCTGACGGTCAGGTCGGAGTTGTCGTCGAGCACCTGCTCGGCGTCCGAGGCGTCGAGGTCGTTGAAGAACGGCATGTTGACCGTCTTGCCTTCGATCTCGGCGTCGATGACGCTGGACAGGTCCGTGATGATGCCCGACTGAAACAGCTCGGACTTCTGCGTCGAGAGAACCTGGACGTACTTGTTGAACTTGGTCGGGACGATCATGTCCGCGAGTGCGGTTGCAGTCATATCTCACTCTTGAGTTTTGACTGGCCTTTGCCCCTCTTCGGGTGCAGCTTTTTGCATTCAAGCAAACGCCGGGGCGCGAACGTCCCGGCGGTGCAATTGAATGAGCGTGTTGGAGGTTAGTCCGTGACGCCGGCTGCAGCCTTGAGCTGCTTGGCCAGTTCGGGTTTGGTATTTTCCAGCACCATCTGCTGGGTGAGGTTGCGCGTCTCAGCGGCCCAGGGGTTCACGACCCCGCCGGCCGGCTGTACGCCAGTGCTTCCGGGCTGAGTGCCCAGTCCGCGCTTCTCGTCAGGCTTGAAGAGAGCGGCGCGGCTTTCGCGGATCTCAGCGACGAGATCAGCGACGGTGACCGGAGTGCCATTCACGTCCTTGATGCGGGGGTTGCCGTTGGTGTCGAGCACCTCGACGACGACCTTGCCGTCCTTCATGGACGTCTTGACGAACTTGGACACCAGGAGTTCGACGGCATCCCGCGCGTCGTCCAGTGGGTTGGCTTTTGCGACTTCGGCCTGGATCGCGTTGTCACGCATCAAGGTCTGAAGCTGCCCCGTCAGGCTGGCGTTCGTGTCCTCCAGGCCCTTGACCTTCAGGTTGAACTCGGTCTCCTTGGTCGCGTACTGCGCGGAGATCTGTCCCTTGAAGGTTTCGAGCTTGGTGTTCGCGATCGTCTCAGCCTCTTTCTGGGGATCGAGTGCTTGCAATCGTGTCGCCGTTTCGACCGCCGTCTTGGCGGCTTCCGGCGTGATGTCACCGAAGGCGGTGATGCGTTCGATCGCGGTCTTCGCCGCGGTCACATCGAGGCCTTCGTAGGGCTGCAGCTGCGCCTTCAGGATCGAAACGTTGTTGCGTTCCGCGCCGAGAGCGTTCTTCAGGCCCTGCACGTTGTCGAGTTCGAAACCTTCGGTCGGCGTCACGTTCAGGAAGAACTTCCCGTCCTTCGAAACGTAGTAGCCACGCAGGCTCTCATCGAGCTGGTTGAGATCAGTAACGACTGCTTTGAGCATATCCATCCCGGAAATGCGGGGCATCCCGCCCCTCGTGATAAGAGGCCCGCCAAGCATCCCGCTCGAAGGGCCGGTGATATCCCCGAGGGTCTCGGGGAATCGAAGTTGCCAGCAGCGATCGGTCGAGGTCCGTCCCGGATGCTCGGTTGATCGGTGCTGGCGAATTTCAGTGGAGCCCGAACTCTCGGGCGAGAAGCCCGTAGGCTTCCAGGCGCCGCTGCCTGTTGAAGAGCGGCGCCGTGACGATGATCCTTGGATCCCCCAAGGACTGAGCCAGTTCTTCGATGCGACACTTCACATCGGCTGGCGTGCCGCGCATGAAGTTGCAGCGGCTGTTGAAGTAAAACATGTGGCTCGGCTGCGTCAGCAGATCTGCCTTCGCCTGCGTCTCAGCGCAAACCGCCGGCACCATCACCATGAGGTGCGGCTGCGCGCTGGCCTCTCGGTAGGCCTCGATCGCCGGCAGGCTTTCAGGCCCGAAGTAAGCTGTGATCAGACCGAGTCCCATCTGACCGGCTAAGCGACAGCGGTCGATGCCGGTGGTCACCTGATAGAGCGGCGGCGAAGGAAAGTTCGGCGAGCCGGCCTTGTAGATGTCCACCATCTCCGCGACCGCATCCCGCGAATTGTGAGCGACGTGGTGCTTGTCGATGCCGGCGATCGTGTCAGCCCAAGTGAAGGCGACGTCGATGCGACCGGGGAACAGGGCCGATAGATAGAGCGTGCGCTGGAAGACCGAGAACGGGTCCATGGCGCGAAGGTTGAAACCGGCGATACCGAAACGGAGCTGCGGGACCTGCGCAGCGAAGGCTGCGACAAATAGGTCCGGCGCGGCCATGAGCGAAGGCTCCCACGCCACGCTGTGCGGAAAGAAGACTTGCGAGTAGCCGAGCTGCGCGATCTGGTGGAGGTACCCGGGGTACTCCTTCAAGAACCGAGCGTAGTCCGATTGGCGAGGGACGACCGGCTCGAAGGTGGCGAGCTGCATGTCATGACCCCGGCTGAAATGTTCGGCGGCGGCGCGGGCGTGCGGCGCGCTCTTGGGTATCCCTGCTCGTCTTGTGCGGGATGCGAGCTAGGACCGCCGATCTCGCGCTCTACTGGTGGTACCCAGGAGCGCGAACCCACGACGCAAAAAGCCCGCCAGGAGGTTTGATCCTGACGGGCTAAGTTGAGTGAGGATAGGAAGTAGCGGCGCCTCAGGCGGCCTGCTGAAGATCCTGAACGGGCTCGAAGTCCCGTTCAAACGTCTCGGGCTTCTCGAATCCGATCGAGTTGTCCGGGTAGAAGACCACGATGTCGCCCGCGACGCAGGACTGCGCACCGAACGGCGTGCCCATGGTGAGGCCGCCAAGGCTGTTCATCTCCAGCTCTCCGGCTTGGATCCGGGCCACCAGCCATTGCGGCGGCGTCTCGTCAGCGGTGCGGCCCCAGAGAGGCAGGCGGAAGGCTTGGACGAGGGATTTGCTGAGGAAGAGCTGCACGGTCACTCCATTTGCATTCAAGCAAATCTATACGCATGATATGGGGGTTCTGTCAACCCCTCCCCCTAGAAAAATGCAAATCAGTGGCGGAAGAAGAGCAGCCAGATGAAACCGAGGGCAAACAGCCCCGGAACCATGCGACCGAGCAGGAATGCGAGGCCAATATTCCGGGTCATCCGGACGTCATCAGCGATCTGCCGCACGCTCTCGGCGGCGGTCGGCGGCGCCAAGACCTCGGGGTGAGGCAAGTCGCCGAACCTTATGGAGGGCTCCGCGTCAGGACTTGACGAGTACGGGGCCGGAAGGCCTTTTGCCGCGGCCTCCAGGTTCAGGATTTCCTGCCACTTCTCCAATTTTGCCATCTTTGATCTTCTTTTTGCCCTTAACCGTGAACTTGGGCTCAAAGCAGATCGGACAGCAATAGTACTCGTCGCCGACCAGCTTATCGAACAGGACCACGGACCTCGGAATCATCCGCACCAGCTCGCGCACCAGCGTGCCCTGCTGCAGTGAGCAGGGCTCGCAATGGTACGGTTCCGCTTTCAATTCGAGGATGATCTCAGCCATCCGATCCTGCTACCAGTTGCGTTTGCACCGGTCAATCAGATTTGCTTTTTGGGCCGATCCTGACCGTTGGGGAAGTCAAACGTCTTCGGGGTGGTCCCGGTTCCGTTTGCAGGATCGTTGCTGTTCGCGGCAGCCGGGTCGGCGGGTTTCGCCGGGTCGGCGGCCGGCGCCGTTGCGCTGGCATTCGGATCTGCGCTGCCGAGGGCGGCGTCGATCGCAGCGAGCGCGGCCAGCTCGTTCTGCATGTTGAAGTCGTCACCCAGCAGGTTCCGCTTGTAGACTTCGCGCAAGAGGGTCTCTCGCGAGATGCCACGCTTCTCGTACATGGCGACGAGCTGCTTGACCTCCTCGATCCGGTCCTTGGTGTTCGAGAACTCCGTGTTCAGGATCACCTGGACCTGGCTGTAGTCCTTGCCGGTCCACTGGCCCATGAACTTGATGGCCTTTTCGATCGCGTCTTGGCAGTTGATCGCCATGTCGTGGACGACCGAGTGGACCCGGGTCTCCTGGATGTCGCGCTCGTTCTGCGGGACGTACTGACGATGCGTGCCCGTGACCGGGTTCAGCGCCATCATGTCCATCTGCATTTCGAG